TTCATAAGCTCCGGCGTACTCACGTTTTGCACGGGCTCGCCGCTCGCGTTCCGAAACTCGCCGACTTGAAAATCCCTTCGATTGTCTTCGATGAAATCGGCGAATGATGCTTGATCGAATGATTCCCCGTTTTTTTCAGTCCATATCTTCCATTGTTCGGAAAATCCAAGTCTCAACAATCCCGTGAAATCCCCCCAGGCCGGTTGTTCCGCGCCGTTGTCATTGAGAATCGCCTGCAACAGGCCCGCGTCCTCATCCGCCAGAATAATCGTTTCATCCTCGTTTTTGTGTTTGTTAACATATCGACAGAAGCTTTCAGGGTCGAATAAAACACGCTCGCCCTTTTTGCGGTTTGGTCGGCTCACCCCGGCGTCCAGTTCTTGAATGCCGCACCCATCAGGCACTAGAACGGCGTGTTTTTCGCGGCCTGTATTCAATATATCCAGCTGTTGAGCCGCCGCAAGTCCTTTGCCCGCGTTCAGGATGGTTTCAGCTTGATTCGTCGCCTTTAAAACATCTTCTTCCATTTTACATCTCCTTGACTTTTTTAGGTTTGTCGTCGATTTGACGAATATTGTCGAAATTCATCTGGTCGGGGTTATCCTCGAATAATCCCCTATGGTCGGCATACATTTTCACGCTGTCCAGGCTTCTTTCCGGCACTTTGGCGGAAACCTCGGCCGTCACAGCAACCTCGTTCATGCCGGACGGTTGATAAACGATTTTGATGGTCAATTGTCCCTTTTTGCCGGTTTCCAAAACACCGGCGAGCACCTCCTGTTGCTTTCTATTCGCACGGCGCAGCAATCCGCCGATACCGTATGTTTTAAGATTCTCCTCGAATCTGGCTAGTTCCTTTATTTTATCGCCTTTCATTTCGCTCCTGATTTATTAAATTCATAGCTTCTTTTAGTGATTTCAAAAACTTCTCTTTTCGCTCTTCCAGATCACACTGAAAGCATATTTTTCTGAAACTGCCGTCTTCTCTCATGCGGGCAATGCCAATAGGACGCGCACAGCCCGGTTTATCGCAAAGAATAGGCATAATTATTTATAGAAAATCATTAAGGCCTTGATAGTCATCGACAGTGAAGGGCAAATACTCGAAAACAGTTTTGATGGCTTCCTTGGCCGAATAGCAGACGGCCACTTGGAATCCTGCCTCTTCCAGTAGAGCTTTTTTCTCTTTTTGCTCTTTGGTCAAGGTGTTTTTGCCGAACTTCATTTCGATGCGAAGCCCATGAAAATAATCCTCAATCCACGGTGCCCCATCAGTGTTCATCTTAAAATAACCATTTTCGCGGGGAATATCCAAATTAATATCCAGTATTCCCTTGGTCATCCCCTCCGCCAGCATCTTGGCCGCCTGAGCTTTGCCCATATGCGCTCCGTTAGGAATCGAATAACACAAATTCATCGCCTTGCGGACATCCTTATTAGGAGCCATCCAACGATTCAGGCGCACCCAGTCGAAAAAAGTTTTTTGCTCATCATGTTCCGACATATCAACCTCTTGAATATAGTCCCGCGTTTTCTCTCCGCTCTATCTCGTGATAAGACAATAATCCCCTTCCCACTGCATCTAGGTCTTTTTTCAACCTCACGCGCCCCGGTTCCGCTTCTTCCTTCGACAGTTTTTTAAAAGGTTTTTTTTGTCGCGGCAGAAAAATTTCAACTGGAGATATTTCTCCGCGCTGCGCTTTTTTCAGCCTCACGCGGGCGGCTTCGTCTCCGATTCCGGCGCGCTTCGCTACCTCCTGCGCGGTGCATTCGATCCCGTCGTCAGGAAAAGAGTAGATTTTTGATGGCAGTCCCCCCTTTTTTAATTTCATGCGTTTTTCCTTCAACAGAAACTCGATGGTTATCGTTCCCGCAAGCACCTGCTTAAGCGCTCGCTCTCCCCATCCTCTCGATTTTTCCGCATACTCGGCGACTGCTTTAGGCGTCCAGGAAATGCCGTTGTGCTCGATGACTAAACGTTTTCTAGTCCCCATATCGAAAATCCTCCTTTTTCAGGCAATCGATCCTTAATCCCTGAATAGCAAGCGCTGCCTTGGCTTCAGCTTCGGTTTGCTCGTAACATAACGCGAGAATACGGTGCGAATGCAACATATATCCACATTGAAATTCATCGTTGTCTTTTATAATTCTCAATTTATAACCATCGACAATTTCAGGCAGTAAAACGCCTAGTTCGTCGCCGGTATAGACGCTTAATACACCGACGACTTTATTTTCAGGCAATCGACCGAATTCTGACAAAGAACTCGTCAAAATCAATTGTCGTTTGATTTCTCCGCGATATTCATATTCAACCGATACCCATAAACTCCCCGGCGCGTCGTAGCCTAGCAATTCGGCAAGCTCCTTGGCCTGCTCCAGGGAGCAAACCTGCTTTTCAATCGGTAGATTATCCATTTTTCCTTTTTTGTCCACTTAAACCTCCTTTAGTTTTACCTTTGCAGCAAAGCCAAGGCTCTCTGCGTATTATTTCGCTCTCGCTCCCATTTCAATAAAGCCAAACTCTTATCCTTCTCTCTCTCGAATCCGATAAATTTCGCATAGTCCTGACCTATCGCGCCCTTTAGTCCGTAGATGCCCACCAAAACAGGCGAATATTCCCGGCCGCGACGCTTCAAGCCTGGATAGATGTCTAGAAACTCATTTCTTCTAAAAGGGATTTCCTCGTCCGTCATATCGCAAAGTCTTTTCCAGCCGCCCATGTTGCGGATCGTTTCGGCTATACAGCAATCCGCGAAAATCGGCGAATCATACGGATTGAGGTTTTGAAGCACCAAACCCCATGCGGCTATGGCATCGCCTTCGATTGATCGAGACCCCAAACCGCTCAGGCATATTTCCTTGAATTTGCCGACAGTGGGCATAAACTCGAAGTCCTGACTTAAAACCTGTTCAAGTGCGGCCATCCCCTGTTCGTCAGTTAGGTTTTTCAAGACCGTCATCCAGTTTCGGAGCTTCAATGACTTTTCCTCGTCCGTAAAACGTCGAGAAGTCTCCGACATCAGAGACTCCAGTATCATCGTTACCGTTTCCAGTTCCATCGCACCTCGTATAATCAATTGTTATGCTGCCGTCTTCATTCTGAATCATGGCCTGAGCTATTTCCTGTAGGCTGCGTTGCTTTTCCGGTTCAGGCTGTTTTTTCTTCTTCGGTTTCTCGTTCATTCGCATTTCCAAAGTGTCGAATTGCTTGCGCAGTTTCGACATGGAGAGAATATTGCACATCCAAAACTCGTCATTGTGAGTCCATACGATAACGGCTTTCACCGTGTCGATGTTCCGTTTATCGACTCTCAATATCAGATCGGCTGACTTGGCCCAGGTTTGAAGGTTCGGTTTCTTGAAGTCCGGCTTATGCTTCCTGATATGATTCAGAAGAAAATTCGCTAACCGAAACTCGTTAGAGTTTTCGGAAAAGAGTTTGGATTTAGGTTTAGGATTTATAGGATTATTAGTACTGTCCTTCGATCTGTCCTTTTTCTGTCCCTGATCTGTCCCTGATCTGTCCTTTTCTCCGTCCATCCACCTGGAATCAATGATTCTTATCTGTCCCTGATCTGTCCCTGATCTGTCCCTGATCTGTATTTCGATCTGTCCTTTTTGATTTTGCTTTCTGGATGTGTTTTCGCTGTACGAAAATTTCACCCCTATTTTATTCAAAAAGTTCCTGACCTTATTACGGGACCATCCCCATCTCGCGGCATAGCCGGACACCGTCGCGTCATTTCCGCAGTCATAATCAAGGGAGATGGAAAACATAGCTTCCAGGTCGGTAAAAGATCGATCCCTAGGAAGGGACTTCGCAAGACTCTTGTCTAGTGGAATCCAGTTCCCTAGCTTCATTTTTTTCCTGATTAGGAAGTTTCAAAAGCTCTTCATAACCCTGTGACTCCATGACGTCCAGCCCTTTCCTTATCAAGGTGTTGGCTAGGTTCTGACGTGTCCCAAGGCTATATTTATGAAGCTGGGCGTCAAGTCTCCCAACCAATGTTTCGTTTATTTTTATCGCTCTATCCATTATTCATTATTTAGTTGTTATCAATAAAAACTATTAGAAACCATTAGTTTTTGTTATGTCAAGAAAAATATCAGTCTACAAAAACATCGCGTTGAAATCATCGGTAAAATCCCTAGATACCACGCATGAAAAGCTAAAAGAAGCGTTTTCTATTTCTGCCTTGGGGTAATAATGGGTATACTCGAACATCTGCGGACTATTTTTGTGAAATTTATAAAATTTTAACTGAACTTTCAAATTTACACCGTCCCAAAGAAATCTTTTTCGTATAATATCTGTTTTGTCTAACGCAGTATGCAGACATATCTTGTTAATACTGTCTTCTTTAAGTGCATCTAGGTTTATTGGCATCAATTGATTTTCATTTTTTAGACTCTTATAATCCGCCATATCTCCCTCAATTCGCTCCTTCCAGATCATTCAAAGCGCATTTAATTATTTTATTCATTAATCGTTTTATTAAATATAGTATGGTAAAAAAATCTTAGCCCTCTATAATTTTCATAATCCTATGGAATTGCTCCTCTGTAAGCCCCCGTCTCCTGATTTTATCGAAAAACTGACGGTAATTTTTAGCCTTCCTGCTCCATTTGCGAGCTTGTTGAAGCACACGAGCAGCAACCGTTCTTTGGTAATCGTATTTTATGATTTTCTCATAGTCATAGTAAGGAAATACAGGTCCATCAAAATCGCTTGCCATTTCCTTGAAATTGACGACATCCACCAAATAACCGGAAAAAACATAACATTTTCTTAACTCCTGAATAGAGCCAGCTGTAATATGGCCCAGGCTTCTGCCTATTGTTTTTTCAACCGCTCGCTGACCGCCGTTCCACCACTGGCCATCGCATTTTATAATCTCGCCGTTATCTAGGGTTATGTTGAACTTTCTCCCGGCAAATGCGCGAAATCGTCCGCTTGGTCGCTCATAATAATAACAATCGTAAAAAACGCCATCAGTGCCATAAATAATCTCGCCTATTTTGTTATATTTCAATTGCGGCGCATGGTCGAGCACATAGGCAACTCCATCGTTAAAATTGACTCTTGCTAAAATTTTCATCATAAAGTTTTTATTTAATGGTTCACTTAAATCTACCTATTTAAAATCATTTCATCGATATCCGCCTTAGTCACGGGATTCATGGCGTTAGCTCCGCAAGCGGCCTCCTTTTTGCCTGACTTTTTAAATCGACAATGTTCGCCAAACCCCAGGTTTTTATTTTCCAATGAACCGTCGCGGTAGAACGGGCAGCCCAGGTCGCAAACTCCCTCGATCGGCCAGGACATAGTATGGTTAACTTTCATTTTTTAGACTCTATAATCCCCCATATCTCCCTCAAACTGTTCAAGGGCACGTTCATTATATTTACACCATGCCTGAATGCCTGAAAAATTTGATAACTTATTACTCCACCCTCTTTTTCGTCCTCCCATTCCTGGCGAGATTCATAAAGCTCTTTTGGGGCAGACGCATCAGCGCCCTTCGGAAGCCAATCCTCTAAATAATAAGGGTCTGGTTCCTGCCATTCCGAGCATGAGTCAGGGCGGCAATAAAAATAGACACGCCCCACTTTAACTACTGTCGTAACCTCCAACACTTCCGAATTTTTAGATAAAAAAAGTTTTTGCCCGACTTTCGGTTTCGTTTTCATATTTTTTTTTATGTGAAAGGAGCCGTCCAATGGTTCTCCAAAACGGCTCCGCAACCATCGGCTCCCCTTTAAGAATTTCGGGATTCAGGAAACTCCGATTCGATCCGGTAAAGTTCTTGCTGAAAACGGACGTCTAAAACTCGAAAAAAAGACTCGGCGCGAAGCCGACGAATTCAGCCGATAGAAGTACAATGGAGATAAAGCGTCAAATTTCCTTGTCTTTTTGATAAATTTTTTCCTGAAGTAAATATCCCTCTATTGCCCATATTTGAGAAACGGCATTTTCATAAGCTATCGATTCACCTATTTTTTGATCGAAATTTGCTATGTCAACCACCGCGCTTTTCCCTGTAACGGCAAAACCGTTTTCAAGCGTTAATTCACATATTATAACTTTACCGCTCGGCAATCGGGTATATGTTCGTTTTTTAATTTTATTGAGTATATCTTCTTTGGAAAGTGTGTTTTTCATATTGCCCTTCATTAAATAGTCCAAGGATACATTTAGAAATGTACTGATTTTAATTAAATTATCAAAGGATGGACGCCTTGCTCCTCGCTCGAAATGACATATCGAACTAGGCGGCAATCCGATTTTAGCAGCCAAGTCGAGCTGGGAAAGCCCTTTCATTTCCCGGACTTTCTGTAAACGTTTGCTGAATTCATTATAGTTATTCATTTATCCCATAGAGGTACAATGGAGATTTATTTTTTTGGTTTCGATTTAGTATCGTTTTTAGATGTTTCCGGTTTTTCCGGTGCGCTAAACCAGCGCCATGGGGCTATTCCGTATCCGTTGCGAATCGGAATGCGTGGTTGCCGCACAGCGGCGGCTTTGTTTCGATTGCTTATCCCTCTTCTCCCAGGAGGCTCTGCCGCCGCCCATCCAGAAAACGCCACGCACGCCGCCAGCGTCAAAATATATTTTTTCATGTTTTCCTCTCTATTCATCTAGATAATTATTTATGAAATCCTCGGCAGTCGGGCTTCTCCGCTGACATTCCTCTATATTCAGGAGGAAATGCAGCTCCGAACCGCCGAAATCGGATTTGTGATAATAACATTTCATAAAATTCTCCTTAATATCTTTCCGAGCATGACTCGCAGAGTGCGCCCGGTCGAATTCTCCTCTTGAGTTCTTCCGGCATCGCCACGCGCAGCGTTTTAACAAGTATCTCCTGGTCGGCCGGGTTGGATTCGGAAAACAGCAAACCTATTTCCGCCGCCAGTCCGCGCCTGAATTCGGCGTCGGTCTTTAAAGCCTTGATCGCTTCATCGAGCAATTTTCGATTTTTCATTTTTCCTCCAAAATTTATCTTTTTCCTGACTTCTCCGTTTAAGATTTTCGATTCAACTGCACTCAGGTTATTTTATCTAAATAGTTTTGTCAATAGTTTTCTGCGTAAAAAAAATAAATAAATTTAAGCGCATTTTTCTGTTGACAACTCCGTTTACGGAAAATAGATTTATAGGCATGCAATAACATCTAAACAGGAAAAAACATGGACTCAATACTAGTCGGACGTAAGGAGGGCATTAGGCGAACAATTGAATTCAGCCGGGAAACGTCCGAATATTTAGACGGATTAAAGAAACGAGGTTTTAAAATAGGGCCGACGCTTGATAATTTAATTCAAGCCAGCGTCGATTTTAAAAAACAGCGACAAAAGGAGAAGAAAAATGAGTGAACAAAATTACTGCGCGGCCGATTCCTGTTGCCCGTCGCTCTATGACGACGTAGCCGCGCCGGTTCGCGAGGAAATCACGGTCAAGTTGCTGCCGAACACGGCGAAAAATAGAGGGCAATTGACGTCCGGCTACGGCTATCTGGTCAAGTTTTACGACATCGACACGGAATGCGAAAAAATCGCCGCCGCCGTGTGGGACGGCGAGAAATTCAAATACTTCGATGGGAGATTAATCTATGGCGGCGAACCTCGTTTGATTCCGCCTGCCGAGAAAATCCCTGTCTACAATCGCGTCACGGCTTTCTGTCGGTTCGTGGACTGGGAGGCGTGATGGGTGAAATGGTCGATATGTACCGCGAGCGGAACGCGGACAAAAAGGCTAAAGCCGCCGAGAACGAGAAAAAAAATATGGCTCTTATCAAAGCGTGGTGCGATCAAGAACCAAATCGTCGTCGGCATATACGCGACTACGGAGGAATTATCGGATTTAGATTTCCAGGCAAAAAGACGGCTGATTTCTACCCGACGAAAAACAAGTGGCGCGTAGGAAGCGCGATTTATTACGGGGACGCTGAAAAATTTATAAACTGGTTTGAGAGGAGGAGGCGTGATGGAAATAATTAATAAAAAAATTCTTGTACTGCGAGAATACAAAGGAGAAACATTATATGACCAGGATTTGCCGGAAAACGTCGTTTTGCAAAAAGGCGAAACTGTTCATATTAAAAATACTGTTTTTTTAATCCGTAACATAGACCACAGGGTTTATCGCGACGACGATAAAAGCATTTTGCTCACATTGTACTATGCCTATTCCCATGAGGAAGGAATGGATAATCAAGAATTCGACGAGAGGAATGATAATGAATGGTCAGGATTCTAGCTATTTCAACTCTACCGCCATCGGCTCCTCGGTGCTGGCGACCTGCATTCAGTCTCATGATCAGCTGGTCGTCTGCACGGATCGAGCTACGAAAGAGGTCAAGCCCACGACGTTCATGGAGATGGGAAAAATTTTCGAGGACTTGGTGGAGGCGCATTATTCACGGGGTATGGACTGGTTTTGGGAGAAGTATTTCAAGTCGAATGTTTCAAGCTTTCCGTCCGGCATAATGGAAGTTTTGGAAACCGAAAACATATGGGAGGCCATAGAGGAAGTTAGAGCAGACAAAAAGTATTACACCAAAAAAGGTGCTCTGAGCAAAATCTATGAGCGAAAATTTCACGTCCTCGATCAAATCAAAGCTCACGATTACCGTCGGCCGATTCCCGCTCCCTGGTGGTCGAAGCTCGAAATCATGCTGGAAAGATTCGGAAATTGCCCGCTGACGCTGTGGGAGGACAACACGATGTCGATCGACGAATGGCTGAGGCATAAAGCGGCTACAGTCATATTTCAACAGGAGTATTTCTGGAATACGCCAAACGAGGAGGCTGAGTATGGAGCCGACTGCCGCGCCAAGTTCGACCTGATTCTATTGATAAAATGGCACGAAAAAACTTTCGCCGTGCCATTCGACATCAAGTGCACGGGAGACGAGGTGGACGGGAATAGTTCTTTCGGAGCTTTTCAAAGGAACTGGCGGACGAAATACATCTGGCAGAGCAAGCACTATCACGAGGGGTTCAAATTCTGGTGCGAGGAAAACGGCTATAGAGCCTATCATTGTATGCCGTACATAATCCAGGAATCGGAGGAGCCGCAAATAACGAACGTCATGGCGCTGCATCCTCAAGAGTTGGACGCACTCGACGCTGATTACCACGAAGCTTTGCCGATAATTCAAAAATGGATAGACGACGGCAAGCCGATTGTCGGCTATATGCCGCAAAAAAACGTTAACAGATACGGGAGGGAATGGAATGAGTAACGATTTGATGAACTGGCATGTGATACACGGCGAGCCATGCGGAGAAGACGTTACGGTGTTGGACGTGGCGGATTGGATCGGCTCATTGCTGTTAGAGGATGAAGGCTATGTGATTTGCGCGGAGACGTCGCCGCATTCCGACGAAACAGTAATTTTAGAGCAATGTTTAGAAGGGAGTTCTTTAGAGGAAGCAAAGGAGAAAGCCAAGAGGTTCAAAAAATCAAACCCACGCATAGGAAAAGTGATTTTCCCATTCGATGGCGAATAAATTAAAGAGGTAAGGAGACAATTATGAATCGATGCAAAAAATGTGGTCGTTTAATCGACCTAATCTCGCCGGTAGACACGCAAACCGAGTGTATATGCACGGAGTTCGTTGCTATCGATGGAGAGGGAGAAAAATACTCGATCTATGGAGTAGGCGCGGAGGACGCGCTTGAAAGGTTCGCGGAAAAAAGAGACCCCGGCAATGATTATGTATACCTGGAAAACGTAACAACTGAATTTCTAATTCGAAAAAAGGGAGAGACCGATTGTTTACATGTTCGATTATCGGCGGAACAAACGGCTCGATATGACGCTGAAATACTGTACGAATAGTAAAGAGGGAGGACGTCATGATCTGCGATAAATGCGGACGCTTTACCGGCGTTCAATTCGGCGGCGAGCCGTTCCCCTGCGAATGCCGAAAGTTCACCTTCACCGCTGGTCTAGCGAGCCTGAATCTATACGCGTTCGGTCTGGACGAAGCGGTCGAGAACTGCGGGAAGGCATGGGGACTGCGGCATATGTCCGAATTCAAGGCGTCGGTCGAGGATTCGGCAACGGGAAATGTAGTCGATATAGTAATCGAGCCGCAAGAAGTAGTGAAATACGCATATAGGAAGTTATGAATCCTTATTACGAAACCGAGCGCGGACGGCTGTTTTGCGGCGACTGCCTGGAGGTCATGCCGCTGTTGACGGAAAAAGCGGACTTGGTTCTGGCTGATCCGCAGTACGGCATCGGAGAGGCGGCGGGAAAGAATAAAAGCAGAGGAAATTTTTCAGGCAAAAGGACAAAGAAAAATCCACTGGGAAAGCATATTCCGGCAACTGACTACGGAAACCTTGAGTGGGATAATGCTATCCCTTCCCGCGAAGTTTTCGAGTTGATTTTCAAGCTATCCGCGCATCAAATGATCTTCGGCGGAAACTATTTCGCCGAATACCTGCCTAATAGTTCCTGCTGGATAGTTTGGGACAAAGACAACGGCAAAACTGATTTCGCTGACGCGGAGTTGATTTTCACGTCATTCAAAAAGGCAGTCAGAATTATAAAATGGCGTTGGAACGGAATGCTACAACAGAGCATGAAGCGCAAGGAAAAACGCTATCATCCTACGCAGAAACCGCTTGGCTTGATGGAGATATTATTAGATTGCTACTCGGAAGAAAACGCTTTGATTCTGGATCCCTTCGGCGGCTCCGGCACGACCGGAGTTGCCTGCGAGAATCTGAAACGGAGGTGGATTTTGATTGAGAAAGAAGAAAGGTATTGCGAGATCGCCGCCAAGAGGATCGAAGCGGCAGCTAGTCAAAAGAGTTTCGAGGATTATTTATGAAGTTACTCGACTATCCTAAACGTGTCTGGTATTACATCCAACCACCAGCAACTTACGAGATGAGCTGCGATTTATGCGGCGGCTCGAATATCTACTGGTCTGAGTGGAAAGGCCATATTTGGTGCTACGACTGCGAAGCGGACACCATCGGCGATCAAGGATTTTTAGACGGACCCGTCCCCGTTAACGTCGCGGCCATGCTGGGAATCTCGTTTGAAAAGGTTTGGATATAACCATTTTGCTGGTATTAGCCAAATGGTCGCGAACCGGAGATTTCATTCGAGAGGTTTTATCTATGACCATTTTTCCCAAGAGGGAAATTTGGTTTAAAATAAATCTTGACTCAATAAAATCCTTTCCTTATTATTATGGTTATTGGTTAGACCGAATGATAAGGAGCTACATGAAAAACAAACTTGTGATTGTAACGGGAGAAAACGAAGGCCGAGCTGGAACTTTTTTAATTGCTAAAGGATTTAATCGCCGCCATGAACAAGTAGTTAGATTAGTTAAAAAGCATCAAGCCAGATTTGAAAACTTTAGCACTCTGAAGGTGTCAAAGATTCAGACCAAAGGAAGAGCGGCAACTGAATATTTACTCACTGAAGACCAGTTTTTCTTTCTGGGGACTCTGTTTAAAAATTCAGAACAAGTATTGGACTTTAAAGAAAAGCTAGTTAAGGCTTTCGCGAAAGTCCGACGCCAACTCCTCGCCGTCAAATCTCAACAGTCTGATCAAAAATGGATCATGGCTAGAGATTTCGGCAAAGAACAAAGGCTGGAAGCTACGGACTCAATAAAGGAGTTCGTGGAGTACGCTGAAGCCCAGGGAAGCCGAAACGCTAACCGCTACTATGTGATTATCACTCGCATGATGAACGGTTTGCTGTTCGTCTGCGAGGGTAAGTTCAAAAATTTGCGTAACGTCCTTAGCCCTCGTCAGCTCATGACGGTAGCGAATGCAGAGGAAATCATAAGCAAAGGCTTGAAAGACGGGATGAAGGCGAAAACCTTCTACAAAGACATTTATCAATCTATCAAATCAAACGTCCTCGCTTTCGCGGAAATGCACGGCAAGAGCGAGGTCATCGAAGAACAATTGAAACTGGAGGAGTGATGAAAAGAGCTTTGCGAAAAAACAAATTTCCAATCTTCTACTATAAAGACGGAAAAAAGTATGATGAAGTGCCTTCCGACGTACGGGGAGACCTGACCGGCGTACGGGGATACCTGACCGGCGTACGGGGATACCTGACCGGCGTACGGGGATACCTGACCGGCGTACGGGGATACCTGACCGGCGTAGAGGGGTATCTGGATGATTGCGAATTGTCGGACGAAGATAGAAAGAATGGCGTCCGCATCAGCGATTTAATAATCGAAGAACAATTGAAACTGGAGGAGTGAATGATAGGCAGACTATGCCCTAATTGTGATTCATTGCTGGTCTGGAGAGGCAATGAGCTTGTTTGTCCGCAATGCGGACACATGGAAGGATCAAACAACTAACCCCTCGAATCGAGGGCTTTAAAGGAGACGATTATGACGGAAGAAACTAAAGCTTTGACGGTCTACGGCAAAGTAGACCTGAGCAATTATTTCGACAAAGGGAAATTCGATCAAATTCATAACGTCGCGAAGATGTTCGCGCAGGCAAGGCTGATCCCTAAACATTACCAGGGGAGCGTTCCCGATTGCGTTATAGCGATCAGCAGAGCTTCGAATATGGGTCTAGACCCGATTCAGTTCATGGAGAAAACGTATGTGGTAGGGGGGAAAATAGGCCTTGAAAGTCAACTCTGCGTAGCTCTGACGAATAAATCGGGAATTTTTAAAGATGTGATCGATTTTAAATTTTCCGGGAAAGACGATGCCTTGACCTGCACCGCTTTCGCATTCACCGCTGCTACCGGCATAAAATGCGAGGCTAAATGCAGCGTTCAGAACGCTAAGGATATGGGGTGGTGGGGGAGGAACGGTTCCCCCTGGCCGAAACAGACCGGGCAAATGCTCAGGTATAGATCGGCCACGAGATTGATAAAAACCTATTGCCCGGAAGTTTTGATGGGGTTGGATAGCGTCGATGAGTTAAGAGATTATGAAGGTACGCGACCGCAAGAGAAGAATATCACGCAAGAGGTTAACGAGCTACGGGAAGATAAGCCCGACTTCCAACCGCCGCCGGCACGGAAGAAAGCGGAGAAAAAGCCGCCCAAGGAAAAGCCGGAAAAAGAGGCGAACGACCCAGCAGAAAATCAGGATGCAAAACCGGAGCTTCACCCCGACGTCGCTGAACTTAAAGAACTTTACGAAAACCCCGTCCACGCAGAGGATTTCGCGAAGCTGGATAGACAGGAAATAGAATACACGATCGCCAACAATAGAGCCACGAGCGCGGCGAAATTCATCGAAGAGGCGAAAATTGGAGGATAAACAACTATTGCCAGACGAACCTATAATGGACACGCCGCAACAAGCTTTGAGACGTTTAGCTGACAGCCTAGATAAAATCGAACACGAATACGGGGTCGTTTGCACCGTTATAAGAGGGCAAGCCGCATGGTGTAAAAACGGGGCCTGCGACTTCGAGAATATCGACGCCGAGTTATTGTGGAGGAGGGTAAATTCGGATGATTGCGTTATTCGTCTCAAAAATGGGAAATTTCCTGAAATCAGCATTTCGGCTCGCGTGGATGAAGTGAGAATCCCATTGTTTTATTTTACTTCCGAAAGTTGCGCCGACGGTCGCCAGATTGAAGACCCGAAGTTTAGGAGTGAATATCCAAAGATAATGAAAAAGCTGAAAAACGCGCCCTCGTTTATTAAGAGTCGTATAGAAAAGCTTTACAATGATTACTTGGAAAAAAACAAAAAATCAGAAACATATGAAAAAGAAACTTTATTGCGTGATCTTAGAGATTTGGAATTTAAAACGGAGTTAATCAAGAAAAAGTTAAACCTATATTAATATGAAAAACAAATTCACTAAAATAGAAACCGCTCTCAAAACCGCATTGAATGAACTTCCGCCGGACGGCAAGCCGGACGCGCTCCTGTTTCTGGAGTGGGAGGACGATTGCTGTGACTACGATATACCAGAGAGAGTATGTGGGTTGCCGGTTTTTCATCATGGCAGATTAAGGAATCAGATATATATAGACCGAACGGCTGACGTTCCCTGGGTTCCGATATGGAAGAACCGAAAGAAACAGCCGAGCCTGGAATATCTCGAATATTTCAATGAAGTCATCGAAGAAGTATACAATGAATTTCCATCATGTTGACGGAGGAGAAAGTTATGGCTGCCAAGCATGGCTGCCAAGCGCGAATGCGCGGACGTGGCTTTATATGCGGCAATGATTCACGATAAACTGACGAGCATGGAGGATGAAATAGATGAACCCAAACCCGACGAAACTTAGCCGCGCTCCGCTCTGCGAGTTCAAGCGGATGCTGCGCGGATTAAACTCAAGGCATCTGAGAAGTCCTAACCTCGCGCCCTCGGAATTGAAGGCGGCGTATGAATCCATCAAAAAACGGAAAAAGAAAGGAAGACAATGAACACTTTAGATAAAGACGAAGCGCTCAAATTAATAGAGGACATATTAAGAGACGAGGAACTGAATCACATCGGCAAAATAAACGCGATTCGTGATGTTCTTCCGCTGTCTGAGCTACCTGAATCGGTCGAAGAAACGCCGCACTGGCCGGGGATGTGGAGGGTAGCACGGAGTGAAAATTATACCACACTAACGATGGATGGAGCACTACGAGAGACAAAAAGCATCGACCTCGACACGACGTTACTACGTCGATGCATGGGAGTTCTCTGCAAAACCGAAAAAGAGGCCGAGTTCGTCAAAGCTCACCTGGAAGCCCGACTTGAAGTCATCGACCGGCTGGAGGAACTGAACGGCGACTGGAGACCGAATTGGGATGCGTCGGACATCAAGCACGAGCCGCAGTATTCCCGGCGAACGGATGAAATAAATATATGTGGAGCGCAGGCTTTCGCTACCCTACCGGATTGGTTTCAGGCGAAAGCCAAACAAATTTGGCTGCGAGTCATCGAGGAATTAGGCGAAGAGAAAGTCAAACTGGCACTCTGGCCGACCGCGTTCCAAATATCCCGCCAAGCACGTTTGGGCGGGAATACATCAATGGAGCGAAGCGACGCAAGCAACGAAGAAAAGAACCTGAAATAACGAGAGAGGAAATCGAGCGTCTTGAAGCAACCGACGCCGCCGGAAAGCTAACGGAGCTCAAAAACGCTCATGATTTTCTGGAAGATCACGCACAGGAAATTATTGAATCGTTTCCTGGCCTCTGAGGTTATTTTTTAAATGCCGCGAATGCCGAGACAAGGACGGATTTGAAAAACTGATTCTCGGTCGTTTTTCGGCGTTAAACTGGCGAACCAAGGTTGGTAACTACGAAATACATAATCAGCATGAATAAATTTATGGATAAATTGTATATGTGGAGCGCGGTCGGATTGCTGACAGCCGAAATAATTATCATTGGATATTACGCCGTCAAGTTCATTCAGTTGATCTCTGAGGCTAACTGAGCCACGTATTCAAAGCCTTGACCGCGACTTTCAGTCCGGCTTCGGCCGCGATCTCCTTCAAATCCTGATTCGCGGTCGGGCATCTTTCAAGCACCTGCGCTATTTCCTTGTCTTTCTTCCTCGTCTTGATCCAGCCCAAAGCCCCGGCAATCGACAGCCCGGCGTTTATCAGAACGCTAATCGTTATAGGGTCCATTATTCGACTATCCTCCAGTCCTCGGCGAGCATATCAGTTGCCTGCCCGAAGGTTAAATTTGTTTTTTCCATTTTTTAATTCTCCAAAATTTGTTTTTAGTTACATCCATTGTCCGGTTTTCATTTCACGCGCCAGCCGTTCGGCTCTCGCGCCTACCTGCGTAGCCCATTTAGAGTTAAGCATTTCCTCCGCCGCTCTCTCGAAGTCTTCCTTCAACATCGCCCCTAAAGCCTTCTGGAAAGTCAGAAGTCCATGAATGCCAAGATTGAAGGCCATGTTTATCAAAACGTTTTGCCGAACTTCATTTAGTTGATCGAAAAAAGGGATCACTATTTTAGTTCGGTTAGCGTACTCTTCCAGGTCGTTATTGAAGAGGTAATCTATTTCGTCAGCCCGTAACCCTTTATCTTCAAGGTTTCGGCCTACGCCTATCGTTATTTTTCCGGCAGTGCACTTATAGGGGTATTGTCGTTTCCCTTCATCCTCGATCAAATCGCTTTTTAATCGCGCAAGCTGCTTTTCAGTCATTTTACTACTCACAGCATTACCCCCGAATGTACGGAGAAATTTTCGACCGGCGCTTCTTTTTCCTCAACGGGATGCCATGTCCCGCGCATGAGAAATTTATTTTCAGCCGCGTCTAAAATCGTGATTTTCCCTCTTCCGGCTTGAAGCTTGAGGGTGTCATTCAGTTCCGGGACGGAATAAACCGGCAGCTTGCCGGCAATGAATATATAGTACATTACGGAGTTAACTGAAAGAGTTTCTGAAAATAAGGAGTCGCCGCCGCTCCCATAACCGCCACTATAAGCATCCAGAGACGGTTGATTATTTTTTGATTTTTGTCTTTCTGGTCGGCCAACATCGCGGTGTGTCTCGCCTCCTGCTCCTCGTTTTTTTGGCGGTTTTCTTTAGCTAGACGCAATGCCTCCTCCACCATTCTATTTTTTTCTCGGCATTCAGCGTTTTGAGCGTGTCCGGCATCTATCTTAGCCTCTACTTTAGCCATGCGAGATCCCATTCCTTGCAGTATAGCCGTGTTTTCTTCGCATTTAAGAGCCGCAATAGATCGCTCCATTTCTCTGACGCGACCTTTCTGTCGCTCATGAGAAAGACCGATACTCTTTGTTTCGGATGCTAAATTCTCAACATGCTTGCCCATCGTTTTAAGTTGAGGAACAACCACGTTTTTAATGAGATTTATCAGTTCTTCAATAGCTTCCATATCCTCAAGCATTAAAATCTATAACTACCGCCTCAACTTCCGCGACCGTGGCGCAAGCGGCTATCTGGTTTCGATAATCGTTGTATTTTCGCATCACTCTATCCTGTTCGGACAGAAAGGATTTAACGAATACGCTCCACTTTTCCGAATCTCCAAAATTTATTTGATGCCTATGGCCGTCCACCTCGCATTTGCAATAGAATTTATAACGGTTGACAGCCGTACTCTCAAGTTTGCATTTCGAGTCTATATTCAAGACCGTGACGTCGTCCATTTTGAACGCAGGGAAAAACTCTTCCCAATATTCAGGACTGGATACCGGATCATGATTTAGGTTATCGGCTACAAGGCTATGGTAGTTTTTTGCGTCCGAGCCTTGAACCAAAGCATCGATATTATACGTCGTCTCGCCATCCCACGCCGGACATACTATCGCGCCCTGGTATTCGTATCCCGCGACAAGGAATGCTTCGCGTTCCGATAAGAGTTCCTGGACTTTCGCGGACTTGGCTTCGCTTAGTAGATAGGCGTCTATTTCCTCCTGCGTAGATGGACGCCATCCTGGTGCGCCCGCACCAAAAATACCAAATTCCACAGTTTGTCCGGTGCTTTCATTTGTTAAATACATTCTCTAAGCCTCAAATCTTCATAAGCCGCCACACTGCCGTAATAATCTATAGTGCTCCCGGCCGATGCGTATTGCTCTCTAATTTGCTGCGAATTATTCGTAACAATATTCAGAGTAATTGTTTCAAAATTAGCATCATAGGCAAAATTACAATTATTCGCACTTGGTGCAGTTGAGGTTAAATCGGGGTCGTCAAATAGAAAATAATAGGGGCCACCCCCGGCTACGATTCCATCGAGATAAATACTTAATTTAGCCTTATGCTTAAAGCTTGGCGGGACGGCTATCTGCCTAAGAGTGGGCCCTGTTGGTATCGCATAGCCGGGGAGCGTCCAGGCTGGAGCGCGTGGATTCCACCAAAACCACCGCGTTTTAGGCTCATGGTAAAACGGATATATAAGAAATGCAGCAGTATACACAAGCACAGTCCCTTGATAGGAAACAGCCGTAAATCCAGCCCCGACAACGGGTGCATATGCTAGAAGATTCGCTCCGTTCGGGTCGGTATCGATTCCGAAATCAACTGCGGCTCCTCTTGAATCGGAAAGCGCGAAATAATGATAGAATTGAGCGACAGGAGCGGCAATCGGAAAATCAGGCGTGAACGATAACCCCGGGTTAGCGCCGCCACCAGTCCCCACTGACCAAGTAACGTTTAAATCCTTAATGAAAGCAGGCGCGAAACCAAAGCCGGTATTATCATCTAAAATAAAACGCCCCGCCGTCGTGCCAACAAAACTAACGGAGACAGATAGTATAATACGCTCATCGGGAATTAAATCTATTTGATCGAGTAGTAATTCCGATTTATTTACAAGTTCAAAATCGCCCGATCCGTTATTGTAAACCTGCGCTACCGCTCGCCAGGACTCGTAAGGATGATACCAGCCCCTTTGAAATCCCAAAGAATCATAAGGCTTGTATCCCGAAATAATCGGCTTTCCTTCCTCGGTCAGATATAACCAGTAATAGCGATCCGCCGTCCTGGTGAATCCCGTCTCGAAATCCGCCGTTCCATCCCATTGAAAAAATCCAAAATCGAAACGCTTATCGCGACCATGCACGGAAACGATAAAGTCCGGCTTTTCGGAAACGACCGTGTCCGTATCCTCAAGAGCCACCGACAGCGTGTTGGTATCGCGATAGCTTTTGCCGAAAATTTCAGGTCGAACGCCTGTGCAATTAAATACTCCAGACGACACATAACCTATAAATGTTCTGTTGATTTCCTCGAAAATAGAGCCATTATAGCGTTTCCAGACATCCACGTTTAAATCGTACCAGTAATCGCCCGTACCAGCTCCAATCGGCTCAACCCCGCTTATAACGGGATTGGAATATGTCACGTCGATAGTCGTTCCGTTATCCTCCGCGAATATAAAACCGAGCGATTGCAAAAGCAAAACGTCATTATTATTCAATACATCCGCATCCCATGGGGCACCGTTGTCATCAAACATAAAACCACGACGTATATTATCCAATCGAGTGCTAGACGCTATTCGACAATATATAAATTCCGTTCCTGACGTTTGATTGTACAGCGAGACGAATTGTCCAATCCTGCTTGTTAACTCCGATTGCATATTATCGACTGTTATAAACGTGCCGTTTTCGCCCAGAAAGCGCGTGTCGTCTTGCCCCGTCAACGAGATGTCATTTATCTGACAAGTGTTATTCGTCGAGGGGCCTGGCGTCAATCCGCTCTTCACTATATCAGTCGTGATTTCAACGATAGTTCCGTTGACGTCGTATTCAAGCGGAGTCGTCGCCCCTAAAATGGTGAACTGCAAGCCGCCTCCTGCACCAGCCGGGCGCAGATAATCGGGAAATTCCGACGTCGAACGTTTAGCGCCTGAAATAATTCTATTCCGAGCCGCTGTTATCTCTCCAGGGTCTACGGGTTGACCATCGATAACCAGCCCCTCGACATAAGCCGTTCCCCAGGGAATCAACGGAGTTCCGAGCCGTTGCCCCGGCGTAGCCGCGCCGCTTGAATCGCGCCCAACGAAATCGACTTTAAGCGCCGCGTGTATGTCATTAGGGTGCGCTGCCTCTATGATTTCGCCGCTAATATAATCGGTTAACGTTCCGGTTCCCATTTAAAATTCTCCGTCGTTGAATTCCTTGCCGCTCTGCCTAAGTTTCAGCGTAGTGATAAAAGTTTTCGGGTCGTCCTCTATCGATATGATCTTGAATTTAGTCTCTTTGGAAATGGCGACACTTCCGAATACTTGCGGATACGGAGTCACCGAATCTCCGTAAGTCGCCACTCCATAAACGGGGAGAAAGTCGGCGCCTTTCGGTTTTCGCAGCAGAGGCGCGTCTACTCGGACTAAATCAAGTAAATCGTAGCCCTCCGCCACTATCGCGGGAATTCTGAGCTTCAATTCTATTTTCGGATACCTGAATTCCTCGGCTATGTTTGCGCCTATATCCATCAGCGTGTCCGTGTCGTTGACCATCGGAAAATCGAACTTGATTTGCCTAAGCCCATATTCCGAAATGGAAGCCGAATCCTCGACCGTTACCGCTCCGTCATTCAAGCGGACGCTGTTGAATTGCCGTTGTTTGCCGGAATTATATTCCGAAATAGCTATGATATTGGCGTTGTTCGTTATTTCTCCGCGTCCTCTCAGTTCAAGAGGAATGCCGGGGCTTGGATTTTCCCTGGCCTGAACAATAACGTCGTCGCCGTCCAGCAACAAAACCGAATTGGCCGCTCTGACAAGCAAGTCGAGCGCTTCCCGGACTTCCAGATTATCCAGCTCCCCCGGCGTATCTATCGCGTAATTAAGATTAGGGTTGATGTTCGCGATATTCACGGTCAACAATGCCGTGATGTCCGGCAATGAGAGAATTTGAAACAGCGCGTTCTCAACAAGCGTTCCAGCCGTGATAATCCCGGCGGGGACTCTAGTCGTTCTAAAAACGGAATCCTTCGATAAAGCCGTCATGCTGACTATATCGTCCGTGATGTTCTGCCGCGTGGCCTCATCATTAATCAAGCCCTCGAATTGTAAAACGGTGTCGGTGTCGCCGGTATCGGGGTTGATTTTAAGCGCCGCTGCTCGAACTTTGGCCTTGTCCCTTGTGAACGGAAAAATCGAACGATAATCATTTTCGTTGAAAGTCCCCTTCGAGTTTTCGCATTTGAGTTTCAAGTCATTGAACCTATAAACTCCCAGGCTGTAATCGGTCGAATCAATCGAGCGTTTAATTTTCGAAAGTCCGTCTATGCGAACATAGTCGCTAACCTCTATTTCAGCGCCATAGACTCCCTCCGAGACCAAAGGAGTCATGAATATTTGCTCGACTCTCATTTTATAGCAGAGCAAAGCCCATAATTACCAAGGTCATTATCACGATTTCCATTAGCCAGCCTCCTCTAAATTAAGTTTCAAATTAGTCGCGCTCGTATAAATATTTTTTCTATAACTGTCTTTAAAGATATTCGTCGTCTGCGTGAGTATCAAGTCCTCAAGCCGCCAACCCCGCAAAGTATCGCAGAACCAAGGCTCTTCGGCTCTTCCACCGCAAAGCCACGTATAAAAATTATCGTCCCGGTCGAATAGTTCGTAAATCAGTCCAGTGTCGTCCGTGAAGTCGGAAGCATAGTTTTTAAAGTCTATCGAAAAACGGAAAACTTCCAGGGACTTGCTGACGAAAGATCGGCCATTCAACAGTATCGATTTCCTGAGCTTTTTATCTTTCGTCGCGTCTCGGATAATCGGGTATCCCTGGAGCGTTCCAAGTTCGCTACCTAAAACAAGGGAATTAAGAAATTTTTCCTCATTAGGAGCCTGCGTGGTCTGGCAAGTGATCCTTACGCCGTCTCCGGTCGTTTCGCTGAACTCGTAATAAGAGGTATTTCTTGTCTCATTGGTTTCTGAAATCCCGGACTTCGAGACTCCGTTCACTCCGATTACATTCGTGAAAGGGAACGTCAGAGGGCCGACTTTGCGAACGACTGAAATATCCTTGAAGTTATGACCTATTAAAAACAGTCTGCTAAATGTCGTCGAGGCGGGAAAATCAACGTCGATTTGTTCTTGCGTCAGATCATCGGAGCCGACCGAACGCCAATAGGTATAATTATTTCTATCCAAAATAAAAGGCGCGGCCGGATCGCCGCTCGAAGCCGTCGCGGTCGTTCCCGTTTTACTATCCGCCAAATTAAGATCGAAAAATTTTATTCCGCCTGTTACCGCCATTACGCGAAACCTTTAATTTGTTGCGAAACTCCCAAAAAGGAATCCTCGTTTTGTTTGACCGTCAAAAAATCAGCTGCCTCCTCCGTGAATCCGAAAACGAACTCTCGCGGCGCGGCCTCTTCGCTCTCCGCTACCCCGGCTTCGAGTTCTCGCTCGACCACTCGTTTTTCAGCTACGGCGTTTATAACCTCCTCCGCCGTCTGAGGCGGGACTATGAATTCACGGGGTGACGCCGCTATAATCTGACTATCAATACCCCCCGTTCCCTGGACGAATCCGCCGGATTGAAAAGCCTGCACTCTCGCGGCTCGCTCGGCTCCGTAAGCTATCAAAGCCGCCGCCGCCGCCGTTCCCAAAGCGGGGCCGACAATGGGAATGCCAGCCAAAGCGGTGTACGCTTTAATTGCGCCCTCCTGCGTCGAAATGCCTATCTGTACCAAAGCCGCTGCCTTGCCGATTGTTTTCTGGGTTTCGTTCTGCGAGCTTTGAAGCTGCGAAAGCTGGCTGACTGTATCTCTCGCGCCCTTGACCTCTTCTTGCCTAAAAAATTTCCGCAAGTTCGCGTAGATTTTACCGAACTTCTCTTGATCCTGGAGAAAAAGTGCGTCCTCCTTTCTTTTGTCGGCTATCCGTTGCTTGCCCGCTTTCAGCTCGATTTGCCGTTTAGTCTCGAAGGACGATATAAGCTCTTCTATGTCTCGTTGCCTGAAAGCTCGCCGTTGTTCTTCGGAGAGCATTTCCAACTCAGCCGCAACCGCCGCTTCCGCTTCGGTTTGCTCCGCTCTGACTTCGTCTCTTCTGGCAAAGAATTCTTGTTCCGCTTCAAGCAAACGCTCATGCTTGAGCATCGCGTTTTCAAGAATCAAGTTCCGTTCTTCCTCGTTTTTCGTCTTTTCCGCCTCTCTGACTTGGTCGCGGATTTCCTGGCGTTGTCTCAAAAATCCGATTTCCTCCGAAGACCGTTTTTTCAGCGCGGCTTTAGTCAACTCGTTTTCATTCTCAAGAATCTGGATTCTTTCAGCTACACGCTCTTGCTCTTTAGACGCTCGCTCTTGGGCTTTGGCGTCTTTTTCCGCCTGCTTCTTTTCTCTCGCGGTCTGCGCGTCGGCTTCGACCTTGTCTAATTGCTGATTTAGAAGCTTGATGTTTTCCAAAGCCAGCTTGCGCCTCGCATCGTCCTGAATGATTTCGGCGTCCTTTTGCTTTCTGGATATTTCCTGCCTTTTTTTGAGAATCGCGAGCTGTTCACGTGTCTGGCCATCCAGTTCCGCTTTTATCAGCGCGTTTTCGTCTTTTAGCTTTTGAATTCTCTGATCCGCGCCTTTAACTGCCGCTTCAGTCTGTTTCTTCTGATTTTCTTCCGTAGCTTTCGCGGCATCTTCTCCGGCCTTGGCCGTCTCTTCGCTTGACTTCTTCGCCGCCTTATCGATCTTTTCGAATTCTTTAGCCGCTTCCTCCGCGCCTTTCGATACGGCGTTTTTAAGTTGATTCAATCCTTTCTTGATCGCATCCAAGTCAAGCCCGAACACCCCGCCGAAAATATTCAACAGTCCTTTCGCTATCTCGGTTACCCCGGTAGCGAAACCAAGAAAAATAGCCTTCGCACGAGGAAATACCCACTGGAAAACGTCGATTATTTCAGGAAGAAAGGCGATAAGCAGACCTAATCCGGTAGCACCGACAAGCCCTTTGACGGCGAAACTTAATCCTTTCGCCGCTATCGCGGAGGCTATCATGGAAGCGCGAAGTTTCAAAAAAACCGTTCCGGCTATCCCGACCGCCGTAGCCAATCCGCCGACTACGGTTCCGGCCACCAAAGCCCGTGAAATAAATTCCGAAAGTCCGGGGTTCTCTCTCAGGAAGTTCAAAAAATTAGTCATGGTTCCCGCAAGAGTCTTCAATGCCGGAAGAAAATCTTTTCCGACCGCGACCGTCAGGAGCTGAAAATTATCGGCAAGAGTGGAAAGCTGCCCTTCAAGAGTCTGCGAACGCTTTTCCATCCCCTCGAAAGCAAGTCCGCCCTCTTGAGAGAGGGAAGCGAACGCTTTTTGGAACGTCTTGAAATCGACTTCGCCCTTGCTTACCAGATCGCGAATAGCGGACTCGGCTACGCCCATTGTTTTAGCCAGAGCCGGGCCAATCGGCACAGCCCTTTCTTCCAACTGTAAAAGACGTTCGCCCGTAAGTTTGCCAGCCGCTCTGACTTGGCCGAAAATAAGCGTCAAGTCTCCGAATTGCGCTCCGGTAGCCGCCGCCACGTCTCCAATAGCCTTTAACGTCGGCCTAAGCTCGTCTCCGGTAATACGAAAAGATATAAGTTGCTTGGCGGCTTGGGCTATTTGCTCGAACTGAAACGGAGTCTTGGCTGCGAAGTCGGAAAGCTCTTTTATCGTCTTTTGGGCTTCCTTCGCGGAGCCGGTGAGAGTAACGAACTGAGTCTCGATCGTCTCGAACTTGGCGGCTTGACCGGCGGCTAAAGCTATAGCTCCGCCTAGCCCGGCGAACGCTATCGCGCCCGTCTTCGCTATCGTGTTGAAACGATTTTGAAGGTCTTCCGTTTCGGCGGTCGCGGACTTCAAGGCATCTTGATAGCCCTTGATATTGCCGTTGATTTTTATGACTAATTCAGTGTCGTTTTTGGGCACGTTTCCTTTTTAGCAGTTCAAGCCCTTGATTTTCGGCTTGTTGAATCAGTTTTTCGGAAGGAGGTTTCGTTTCATGATACAGAGAAACTTTGATTCCGTGCATAGCGGCATAAGCGGCTTTATCGTCATGCCTTCGGCGCGATATATTATCCAGACAAACATGAAGCAACTTATAAGTCATCCCTGTGAATCGTTCCCAGGTATAACCATATTCAGCCGCTATAAGGTCGAAGATTACGCCCCAGTCAACTTGATGTTGACCATGTCCAGCCACTTTCCCAGCATTTCTTCATCCTCCAAGTCCGGGATATTGAATCCTTTGCACTCGACTAACTTCGTCACCAACAATATTTGATCGCCTACGCCAGCGAAAAGCTGACGAAATTTTTCAATAGGCTTGATATTGACTATTATTTCTTCGCCGGTTTCAGGGTCAAGCCTGACGGCTTCGACTGCTTTGACGACTTCTTTTTGACTTTCAAGCGTTAGCTGATTCCAGCCTATGAGGGAAATAAGATGGAAGTCGAATTGCTCGAAAGCCGCTTGCACTTTTTTCTGACCGCCACAAATATTTCGTGTCGTTATATCGTCGGCGATAGTAAAGGGACGGAAAGTCAATTCCACGTCCGAGACGGTGAAAACAACTTCTTTAGGTGTGAGTTCCGATAGTTTCATTTTTTCGGTGATTTATGAATTTATTCGTAAGGCGGTATCCACGCCGGATCGTAGGATTTGACGGTACAGTTTTCCACGCCAACCATATACTTGTCTGGCGGCAGTGTGTAATACCAGAGTTCCAGGTCATAGGCTTTTATAGGCGTCGCGTAAGATACGGTCGTTCCATTATCCGTCACTAAATGCCCTTCCCGCGATCCTACAAGCTTCAATTCCGCTATTTGATCATCAGACAACCCCTCCAGTGAATCAATGATTTGACCACTCGGAGTTTTCGCCTTCTCGCCTTCAGGCACACGCTCTTTCACGTAATTAATCCAATTCATTCTTGCCCCGGCGAGCGCATCGGCTTCGCTGGAATATGTCGCGCAATCGTAATGCATATTATCGTTTTATTTCCATTTATTCGTTAAATAAATCGTCACTTGTTCACGCTCGGCATCATTAAGGACGCGATCATATATAACTATTTCTCCGATATCCCCGTCCAAAAAAGCAACAGGACTAGAATTGAAGAATACGGCTCCCACACAAAAAATGTCCGAAAAAAACGGGCCTGTCCGTGTATACGATTGAACTATATCGCCTGCGCCGTCAACATATTGTCGATAAGTGCCGCCCGTATCAGTATGACCGCCTATATGTACATTGTCGTCATACAAAGAAATCGTTCCGTCTGCATTCGTTTGAATGACGTTATCGTCATTCCTGAAAAAAAGACGTAGCCCGTCCGTAGGTGCGCCAATGTTTTCTTTGATCTGAAAAAATGTGTCCAATGTCGCCGTGTTCGATCTCGATTCACCTATAATCGTCGGGCCTACCTGCGCAGGAGCCTTGATTATGTAAAACAGACTATAAGTCACTAGATTTATCAGAAACGCGTTTCTTTGTAGAAACTCATCTATTCCGTCGAATGTAATCGTTGAGAGTCCATTTATTTGGACGGCGTCATATTCAGGCTGCGAACCCGTTACGGCCTGCGTTAAGTCCCGGCCGTTGCCGGATGTATCCAGCCACTCCGAAACATTGCTGCCATTCAGGACTACGTTGTCGCTATCGGAAGCATCCCACCACGCCGCCAAACCGGATAGATCGGAAGGATTAAACGCGAGAGATGATATAAAACCGCCTCCCGGCTTTAACGTCTGCGTTATTCCGGCAGGCAATGGATATAATATATCAGACATATCCTTACCAGCTCTTGATAAGAAGATAGCCGCTCGTCGGCGCGGATGACGTGTATTTATACTGAATAATCCCGTTGTGCGGAAACGGGTACTGCGTAATACCAAGTCCGGCAGGCATGGGAATTTCAGTCGAAGTCTCCGCAATATTCAGGGTTATATCCTGATTAGTCGCATTATAGACTATCAGCGTAGTCGAAAATTGATCCGTTCCCACATCGATCAACGTTCCGAAAGAGGCGGGCACATCTCCGAACGCTTTAAGCGCGTTTATCTCCGTGTTGGTGCGCGAACTTAAAATCGAACTTCGCGAAGGTCTTTCAGCCATTACGCGCAACCTCCCGCGCTTGGCCTAACACGTCTCAGTCTGAAAATTCCACCTTCAGCCGCGTCATAAGATAGCTTCGCCGTGATCTCGGATTCGGAGAAAGCCTTCTCCTGCATGCCAAGAGGAAAACCAAGCGCGGTGACTTTGAAGGCGTCTATCGTCCACATAGTGCCGTCGCCCTGTTTCTGAGCGGCTAGATAAGCGCCGAATTGAGGTATACAGGCATCGGGACTTCCCACCAGAATTTCCGTGTCTTCGGCATACGGCGGCTTCATTACGAATTCGGCGGTATCGCCAATCGTCATGTCAACCGTACCGCTGCCGCCCGTGAATTCCACGCCGTAATCAGTCAAAGATACCGTTCCGCCCGTGCCGGGAATCGTTAGAGGCGTAGATGTCAACTTCAGCGTGTCGTCTTCGTATTCCTTATCCGTGCCTCTTGAAAAATCGACATTGGTCATGGCGTATACATCAACGGTCGTCGCGGAAACGGCTTTAACGATATATTTGGTGAATTTCAGATTCGCGTTTTCGCCTGACTCGATGCCTACCGAAGCAATCCCTGTCGTAGCATCCTGGCATGAAGTCCCGTTGACGTTAGTCAAGGTCGTTACCTCGCCAGTCGCGCTGGCTGCCCCGGCTTCGGTCGGATCGGCTCCGAAAAGCACTTGAAAAAGGAAATTCGGATATTCCCTGAAATTCAACGTCATCTCCGCCGTGATAGCTCCGCTCTGGACGTTCCAATCGTAGGGAGATGAGCCGCCTTGCAGCGAAATGGTTTCGCCCGTGATATTCAGAGTCGAATTTCCTAGGACTCGCAAAATACCGTAGGGCTGATAGTTGCTGCGATTGTACATGGTCACGGAATGAATGCCGTAAATATCGCGAGGTTGAGATAAGGACATAATGTCTACTCCTTGATGACTTTCTCGGTTATGAGAGTTTGATAAAACATATTGTGAATATGGCCGAGGTCGTCGCCGGCCTTAATGTCGTACTGATATTTTCCGCAATTGATATAATGATTTCTCAATGCGGTTTTTCCTGCAAGCCTGTTCGACTTTTCGCCTAGAGTTTTTTTACCGCTCCATTCCGGTGTTTTCGCTTCACTCATAATCAACCTACCATCGCGGTTTTAATGTAGACGCCGCCGACCTTATAGGCTGGCGACCGGTCGTTTTCCTGCCAGATCGCGGGCGCGACAACCGTCACGTCCATGCCTGACAAAAAAGTGAATTTCCTAAAATTTTCCTCGAAAATCTCTTTGAAAGCCCGGCTATACCGAAAAAGCTTCTTTCTCAGTTCGCCCTGCGGCGCGTTTAGTTCATTCAGGTAAATCAGAAAAATATACGTGTTATCCTGAGCCGTGGCGGAGGGCAAGGAAATAGCTTCGCTTTCCACTATGCCGTATCTTACCAGAATGCCCTGATTAATAACCTCTTCGTCTATATCAGTGCCGTTGAAATATTGCGCATCCATAGGCACATCAAGCGTCACTCCATCGGCTTTCTCCGCGTCGATCTCAGCCAGCTTCGCGGGAAGCTTATCTTTGACCAGTTCCAAAAGTTTATCTTCGACTATTTCAATATCGCATTTCATTTCATGCTCATCTTGGAAAGTCTTCTTTGCACTCTATATCCGCAGTAAAACCCGACACAGAAACTAATCAGACAGAAAATCAAACGCTCGGTCATGGCAGTTGGTTGGCTATGTCGGCCTCGACCGTGTTTACTATTTGCGTCACCATGCGATTGCTGAAAAAAAGAAATTTTCTAGCAGGCATATTCGGCGTACCTTCCTGAACGAATCCCGGATAAGGAGCGCCTTCTCTTGATTTCGCTCTGGTTCCGACTTCCAGGCTACGCCTGCCGATTCTCAAAATGGAATCGGAAGTGACGTCCACAATAGATTTCCTGAGCTTCCCGGAAACCGTACCGTCCGCTTTCAATCCGGTCAATATCGGTGTTCCAGGCGCGTTTTTCTGTTTCCATGCCTGATAAGCAGGATTCAGCGGTGGATATTTGCCGAAGCCCTTCAGAATGAAATTCTTTCCGGACTCCTTTTTGATGATCCTCGCGGCCTCGCCCATGGAGAAGGAGAGGTCAAGGCCGCTTTGGATCGCTCTGGACATGAGCTGCTGAAATCTCTTGTCGGCGTCCACGTCGTAGGAAACAGGATTTTCAGCCACTAGATTAGCGTCCTAACAAAACAGTCTTTTGCTTCAAGCAATTTTCTAAGCCCTGCGCTTTTCTCTGGGCCATCAGGAAGTCTTGCTTCCATTTCCTTAGCCAAATCGCATAAAGGCTGTGAGATTTTCTTAAGATGTTCCGGTAAATGCTCATATTCAAAATATTTCAATATAGGAGAATCTATATTTTACTACCATTGCTTTGTGTCCCGCTCCCATAGCGGACAAATAGAATTTTCAGAATTATAACTTTTGACGCCCTGACCCGTCGAACGAGCCGTGGCGTCGTTCAAGATAATCTTCCCATCCCTGATAGCGTAAAGTTGCTGTTTCGCTTCTTTATATTTCGCGCCCTCGTTCAAGACTTGAGGCACGAACTTTTCAGGGATAGGAACGTCTTTCTTGAGATTCAGAATTTTCGCGACCCGAAAAGCGACGTAGGCAATGCTGATATTCTTAAAAATCTTAACGCTCTCAGTATCCGTCACGGGCACCTCGTAGCGATTGGAAACCGTCGCGTTTATGACAGATTCTTCCTGCTCGATGAAACCAGCGACTTCCGTATCGGTCACGGAGGACGTGGAATCGAACGTTATGTTTTTGAATTCAGCCGCTATGTCTGCGGCGGTCGCGTATGCCATGAATCCTCTACGCTACGGCGTCTTTAATCAACCAAGCAGCGCCTACATCCGTAATCAGATCGTCATATGTATGATCAACCTGAATTAATTCGGCGTTCGGCGGTTCGACTACTTTATTCCTGAAAACTCTGACGAAATCAGTTTTTCTGACGTTAAAGCCTAGCGTCGTCATTCTTTTACGGCCACTCATCGGCGCATAACCGAAAATCATATTCTTGCCCCAGGTCGGAGTAATGACGGGAGTTTGTCCTGCTTTGGAGCTGTCATATTGCGACCACGCTAGAATAACGCGATCTACTTTCAGCGCGGCTTTAAGCTGCGCATCATTCAATCCCGCGCCCATGCTGGAAGTGTATTTATACAATTCCAGCAATTCGGGATGATAGCAAAGCGCGTTTTTCACATCCCAGGTCATCAACGCGAAGCCGCCCGGCATCGAAACGTCTTTGCCCGTTTCGGCATAGATCGAAGCTCTAGCGGTATTGAACCTTTCGAGCGGGTCCGAATTGTCATAGTCGTTGAACTGATCCGTGCCGGATAACGTGACATTATTAGTCAATATGGCCGTATCGGTCAAAACGGACGCCAGCGCATATTCACGGCCAAGCAAAAGACGATCGGTAACATCCATAGTGGCGTCCTGACGAGCGTCGAACGGCTGCTCTTCGTTGTCTATTTCCTCTTCGCTCAGGGTCACGGAAAGACCGTGTTTTTCCATGATGTAGCGGTCGCTATCCTTCGTATCCACGGTAATTCGCGGATATTTAGTCATTCCGCCAACCAGGTCATGAACTATCCTGAGATGCTCATTGCCGTATTTACCGATTTTCCCAGTGCTTTTTTTAGCGGTGACGCTAGTCAAAACCTGATCCGCCACCAAGCCTTCGACGTTATGTCGGCGGCTGACGCCGGTTAACAGACGGTCTTCACGCGCTCTTGTAACAGTTGCTGCCATTTTTCAAAACCTCCTATGGGTGAATGTACAATACAGGCAGTACATCAATCGTTTCATCAGCTCCGGTAGAGGCTGAAAGTGCTATGCCCACGATAACATCGCCGGTAGTGCTTCCGGCATCAACTTTGCCGGTAGCGAGGGAAATCAATTTGTCATTGATCGAAATGGCGTCATGAGAAATCGCTTTGGCGAAAGGATGCCCAGGCCCGTTTATAATCGCCTCTTCACCCGTGTCCGGCGCATTCATCAGGAATCCATAGCCTACCGCTCCCGTGGCCCCGCCTACCACGTCTATATCGCCTGCGCCATCATCGCCGACATACAGATATTGCCCGGACGTCAAATCGGCGGCGGAATCGAAGACGACCGGCGCGGCGGCTTTCACGTAGTAAACCGGCATAACCTCGAAAACATCGTCAACTGCGGCGGATTCAATCGCCAGCGCGGAAACGATGTCGCCGGGAACGGCGTTTCTCATTTTTCCGAGTGCGTCGGCTTTGAGTTCGGTCAGATTTCCGGCTGAAACGGTGATGGTTTCGGCGGCTATCCCCTTTGCTCCTCCACCTAGACTCGCTATCTCGCAAGCTTCTCCGGCTTCGGGGTTGTTCATCAGGAAGCCGAGACCTTTAGCTCCGTTCGTGCCTCCTGCGATATTGATAAGATTCGAGCCGTTTTCCGCGACATACAGGAATTGACTTGAACTAAGATCGACAGCCGCGTTCTCGGTCGTAATATAGCGCGGCGCGTAGTAACTGGCCATTATTCGCCCTCCTCGTATTTGCGGTTGAGTTCCGGGTTTTCACTCAGAACGATAGAAACGGCGTCTCCATATGACATGCCGTCGTTTTCATTCATTTTCTCTTCGGCCAATTTCAGGACTTTAGTTTGCGCGTCTCCGCCTTCATCGCCCTTAGCATTTCCGCCGATTTCATTAAGTTTGACCTCTTGCGCGTTCTTCGCGAACTCGACGACATCGCCTTTCATGAATGCGTCTTTTTGAGCCGGACAAGCTTTGCCTTCGGACAGCATTACGGAAAACTCCGCTTCTTTCTTGTCCGTTTCGCGTGCCTGCGTCAGTTTCAAAACCTCTTTTTCCAGATCGCCGATTTTACTTTCCGCCAGCTTCAGCGATTCGCTTTTTTCGTCGGAATCGACGTATTTAGCCTTCAGCTCGTCGCGCTCGCCTTCGGCTAGCTTCAAGGCTTTTTCCTTGCTTTGCAGATCGCCTTTGACCTGCTCAAGCTCTTCGGACAATTTCTTGTCTTTCGGCATCAAGCCGCATTCCGCCAGGAACTTTTCTTTATCCTCCGGCGACATGGCTTGATATTTTTCGATTAATTCAGGCATATTTTCACCTAATTGAATGTTTGAGTCCGTATCGCCGGACGCTTTTAGAGACTCGAAAGCCGCTCGTCTGTCTTCGCTTAGAGCGTGTACCGCTTCCATGTCCCTGAGAAAAGGGATGTTGGTCAGAGCCGCACCCTTGAGAACAATATTGAATTTTTCGCCTGTTTCAGCGTCTTTGTAGCCTCTGGCTATAGAAGGAGAGACGAACCGAAATTCCTTGCCCTTGATTTTCTTCTTTGCCTTGTCCGTCCAATCCACATCCGCGAAAAGCGCGGCCACGCCTTTTTTGTCCTGCCCGATTTCAAGATTAACGATCCACCCCGCCGCCTCTTCGCCTTCGGCATGACTGTAATCGAACGGCAAAACAGGCTTGCCTTCTATTTCCTGCCTGCGAGCATTATTCGCGAAATTATCGCGCATGGATTCCAGGTCGGCCAGGGTAAAGCCGAATTTTCCATAGACTTCATGGTTGAAACTCCCGACTTTGGCGACTTGCACGCGATTAGGAGTTTTCTCGGACAGCTCGAAAAGACTTTGATTTTGCCTCGCATGAATGGCGCGGCCTACGGCGGCGGCTTTTTCCTTGGAATCCTTGCCTATGAAGCAAACTCCGCTTTCGCCCCATTTATGACCTTTTTTCCCATCTTTTCGACATTCGGTTACTGGCATTTTACAACGTTATTGATTTTTCGATTGATTCGATCTGATTCGGAGTCCCCTGGATACTCAACCCCGCAGGGCTTAACTGTTTGTTCCCCGGTTTACCGGAAACCTGCGCTTTGATCCAGCTATTGCAGTTATGATGCAACGGCGGCAATTTATCGCTGACCACGTATTCCTCCTTTGAGAATACCCTGCCGGCCAGTTCAACGCAAATCTTAGCCTCAGGACTAGGATTGGTGAAAATGAACGACTCTATTTTGTCGAGCGTTTCCTTTTTCTGAAAAATGGCGTTTCGGGCTAGATTAACGGCGTTCGCAACGGCGTTAGGGCCGCCCGTGGCAATGCTTGGCCCAGTTACGTACTTTTCCAGCACCTTGAAAAGATTGGCTTGCATCTGCGCTTCGGTCGGCAATTTGTCGGCATTGCTCGTAAAGCTGAAAAACAGATTTTTTCTTAAGTCGGCGTCTTGGCTTTCAGTAAGCAAGTCGGCTTGAGAAGCCCCGGCGGCTTTGCTTTCGGCCGGCAAATCTCTTACCTCCGACTCTTCCGCGAGCTTCAACCCGTCGCCTTCCAGTTCCTTTTTGACTCCCGCCGTAGCCTGCACATAGACTTCCGCGAGAATGCCCGAAAGAAGTTTCTTATATTCATTTTTTCCTGGAACTTTCAGCCGGTTGACTTGCTCCATACGCTTCGAGCGCGGCGCGTTTCTCCAAATCGTCATCATTTGCTCTATGAGTCCCGTTCCGCGCTGCCGCATGTTTTCGCCCATTACGGCCGACATTTCCCTTCCGACCTTCTCGATGTTTCGGCCAACCGATGGTTCCGCGAGATTGTATTCGATTTCGGAGAGGCGACGCTGCGTCGGGCGTGAGAGATCGCCCATCGCCTCTCCGTTATCGTTATCGTTATCGATAGTTTTCGCGTCCGCATCGTAATTAGGCAGGTTGTAGCGTTTATGAGTCTGAGTGAGTAGCTTTTCCGTGACTTGGATCAATCCATGCTGCTTCAAGAGCGTCAGTATTTCGGCGTATTCTTTCCCGGCTTTATCGTTGATTCCCTCTATCCTGAGTTTCGGGTATTTTTTTTGCGTCCCGAAATTGGCTTTGACCAGAGGTCTAATAACCTGCAAATCGATTGAGTCCGTAGCGCAATCGGCATAAAGTTCTATTCCGGCCAGAAAAATATCCGACAGGTCAGAGCCTAACGCCCATGAACCTGACGCGCTGTTTACGCCCAACTCCATGAATGTCGCCAGGAAAGATTTCGCCATCCCTATATCCTCGCGGCGGATGGCCTTGTCCAATGCTTCGGTATCATGCGCTATTTTCAGAGATTCGACTATGAATCCATCAGGAACCAGCAAATATTGACGCTCGTGGGCTACGAGCCGAGAAAGTGAATCTTCCAGCACGTCTTGAGAGGAGCTATTAAGCTGGCCTTGCGGTATTTTGCCGACGGGAACGCCGGTCGCGGCTCGTTCCGTTCCCATCATTTGGATTTTGAGGAGGATGTTTTTTCTTAGCCAATTGCCGTAAATCGGCCGGAGCATGGAAATTCCTTCGTACAAATCGCCTTCCATTTCCGGCGCGATATGGAGAAGAAATTTGCCAGGGATATAAACAGTTTGCGCTCTCTGGGAGTAATCACCCTGTTCGACCCATTCGAGATAACCGTCCTTCGCCACTCCCCATTCCTCAATCGTTTTCGGTGATCTCCAATCCAATCCTTTAATGCCAATATAATCCCCGAAATCAGGATCATTACGAACGATTTTATTGGTGATCTCAAAAAGAGAATAACCGAACTCAACAGAAGTCAGCGTCTCGCGTTGGAATTTTTTGAAGCTTTTCGGTCTATCTTCCGTGCCTAAATCCTCGAAAAGAACATGCTGGACGAAATCGGAGATTTTCTTGTCTTCGTCTTCTTCGGAGGCGGCTTCAATAAACCAACGTGCGGAAAGGATAGGATTTTTGACGACTCTCAGGAGCATTTTTGCTTGGTCGTCAGACCTCCGCATTTCGTCGAAAACGTCAGCGCTTTCCGTGCTCGTCAATGCATCTAGGTACTCTTCATAAAACCGGCCGCCTGAAATATCGATCCCGGACGTTCCGATTTCTCGCGTTTTAACGGCTGTCCTGCCTGATTCCAGCTTGACGAGGCTTCTCTCAGGTTCCGCTAGTTTTCGCAAGTCTGCTTTTTTTCGCCTAAACCAGCCGAACATATTTACCAGGATTTAGAGTTTTTAGACGGCGCGAGTGGTTTTCGTTTCGGTCGTTTTTCGACATCTTCCGTTTTGAGCTGCGGCCCGGTTACAAGCATGTGTTCGATAGCGTCCAGCGTAGCATCAACTTGATCGTCATGCGAATGTGTATCATCCACGCTGAATTGTTCGAATTCGTTTCTGTAATCATATAAGAAACTTGCGTTTCTTGGCAAGTGCAATAATTCGCTATTGATCCACGCACTAAAATTATTAGCCCGAAACACCTTGCCGCTGCCCGGTGGACGAGGCACCGGGATGACCGGAATGCCGCCTTGCGCTTGAATGTCTTGGATTAATTGAATGCCGCTCGCTTTATCTTCGATATACGCGGCTCTGAGGGGCTGGCGCGGGGTTGATTTAGCTTTCTGAGCGTTCCAAAATTCGATAAACGCTTGCTTCAGCTTACTGGCTTTGATTCGCCGGCGGAATTGATCGACTAGGTAAATGCGGCCTTGATACTTCGCCCAGCACTGAAAAACGGTGAAATCCGAGGTTTCCTTGTCCTTTAACGCCGTGTCGCAGAAAATCGCCATGTACTCGAAATCCGGCGGCAGGATGTCGTAGGTCTGGAATTTATCGCTCTCGAAGATAGGGTCGTCGTAGTTTCCGCCGCATTCTCCCCCGTAGACGTGCAGCCATTTTTTGTAGTTTTTTTCTTTGAGTCTAGCGGAGTCGTCAATAAGTTCTTGAGGCGCGAACGGGTTATCGCAAAGATTGACGTTGACGACTATGGAAAATTCATCCTCATAGATGCCATCACGGTCGAGGATTTCTTTGTTGACATGGACGAATTCTTTATAAACCGGCGATTCCGGGTCGTCCGGGTTGAATGAAAACCATATCTCCGAGCCAGATTCGCGTATTGTTGGAATCAGCACGTCAAGACTTTTCTGCGAAACCGTGCTGGCCTCTTCGATCCAGGCTATATCGAATGCGTTTTTCGATTTGATTGAAGAGAGATTTCTGGCAAGTCCTGCATATCTAAAAAGAGTCCCGTTTCTGCCCGTGATTTGATTCTTATAGACCTTATAAAAGTCTTCCAGTCCAAGCCTTTCGACCTCTTCGGCAAGTGTTGAATGAACGGAGTCATCTATGGAGTTCATAAACTCTCGCAAGCACAAAATTTTCAGACGTTTAGATTTTCCGAGCGCATTCAGAATCTTAGAGAACGAAACCGTCTTGGCTCCTCCCCGCCCGCCGTAATAGACTTTGAATCGCTTTGGTTTCAGTAGATGCCTAAACTTCTCTGGTACGCTGATCTCCATCCGCCGATACGAATTTGATTATGATTTCGCCGTCGCTTAAATCTTCCATGTCCGGCCTAAAATCAAGTCCCATTCGGGCCGGAATAATACGTTCCATCGCGATTTTAATAGCCTGAATATCTCCCGCTAGCGCCATTTCGATGCATTTAGCGGTTATCTGCTCCGCGCTGTTATAAAGCAATGTCCTCGCTCGCTCCGTCATTTTGTTTTTGGCTCCCTTCGGCCTTCCGTTGGGATTGCCGGATTGCCCCGGCTTGAATTTAGTGTCTTTAGCCATCCTGTTTTTCTCCTGAAATTAACAGATTACGTACTATTCATCCTATCCGATTGATTTCAAAAGTTAAAGCGGTTTGGTAAGGAAACCATTTTTCCGACCAAAAAATAATTCAAAATAGGGACATTTTGGACTTGACATAACGTCCTTGTTTTGAGACACTGTATTTAACGAATCAGGGAATAACCCTAAATTGAAAACTCTAACGGAGAAAAAAATGAAAAAACACAAAACAAAACAGCCGCATGAATACGAATTGGCTAAAATCAGTCGTAAACTGGTTATGCGCAGAGCATGGAGCCAGGCTGCAAAAGCCGCCCAAAAATTCGGCGGTCGCAAATCGGAATACCTGAGCGAATGTCTAAAAATAGTTTGGCGCGAACATAAAGCGGAGATTTCCGAAACTAACAATGAAATTCTCGCCGCCAGAATCGCCTATGCCGAAAAAATACGTAATAAAAAAGAGCATCGTGAAAATTTGGAATACGCCGCGAGCGTAAACAAAAACGCTCCTCGCAGAGAATTAATTCCCGCAGGCAAACACGATGTAGGCAAAAAACTCTATGGGTTCATTATCACGGGACTAGGGAGAGAATTCAGGCCGCATACGGATATGTTTTCCTTGGGTATCACCCCAGATACGGAATTGGTACAATATGCCTATTTCAATTAAAAAATAAATCCAGAAGAAAAAAAAATGAAAGAAAAAAATTTAGACGCTTGCATGAACAGCAATCTCGAACGACTATTCGCGCAGCTGCAATGCGGCGCGAAGGAAAAATTGACCGCTCGACGATTCAGGAGAATGACGGGCTTGTCCGGCGGCTCCATCGATAACATGCTGAAAAACAAATCCGGCAAAACTCTGACGTTTCTGCTGGGAATGCTGATTGAAGCGCTAGGAGGATTGAGCGAATCCAAGCGCAAAAAAATAGCCCGGAAGTTTTTAACGGAATCTTCAAAATAAGGACATTTTCCACTTGACATAATGTCCCCGGATTGAGACACTGTATTTAACGAATCGCAATTATAACCTTAAAGGAGAAGGAAATGAAATCAAACATCGAATTAACAGCCCGCGAAAAATACACCGGCGAAATGCTGCCGAAATTCAATCCCAGTTTTTACGTGGATGAAGATACCGACGTTATCGGATATTTTGATGTCACGTATCCCGGTTGGAATATTACCGGTCGCTACGAGTTCAATTGCGAACAATACAAAGCGGAGCCTGTAATCAGCGTCGTAATTCCAGACGGCGTTTATTATTTGACTCGGATAGGTTCCGATTTTCTGAACGTCAATAGAGCGCGTGATAAATGGGAAGACGAGGAACGACTCAAAGTCGAGGCCGAGGGAGAGATCGAAATCAAAAACGGCAAACTGATTAGCTTCACTCCGCATTACGACATTTTCGGGGAGGACCATCTAATCAGAATTCGACGATGTGAAAGAAGTATGGCCAGAGTTTAAGAGGTAGAGTTCAGGAGGTACTGATACGCCTAAATACCGGACACTGCCCGCGCCAGAAATGCGCAACTATCCGACATTCGCGGGTATAGTCCCACCCGTCAAGCCGTTTGTAAGCAAAGCGGGCTTTTTTCAAATCCTCTTGATCCCGCGGAACGTCAGGCCGGAAAACGTGGCTGAATTTGAGACAAAAACGACCTTTCCGGCCTTCCACCTCTTTAATCTCGGCATTGAAACAGCACGGACATTGATAAATAGCGGATCGCAGCATCAAAGTTTTAGCTGATAAAATCGCAGACTCATATTTTTATTTCCCCTTGCAGACATTTCATGCCGACGCCACCAAATCCTTTCCCGTCCGCGTCCTCGCCTTTTCCTTTTTCGACCAAATCGCATATTTCCCGAAAAGCCTTTCGCTTCAATTCCGGCACTTGATCAAGGAGATAATGCAGAGTAATAGCGGGCCCTTGTTTTCTAAATCGTAATCGAGCCTTCACCTGCCATAAATCTCCGCCGCGATAGATCGGAATAGCGAGGTACAGGGCTTCCGGCAATTTCAACTCGCTTTTTTCAAGATTTTTATTTTCGTAATGAACCGTTACAGCGCCGCTTCTACGGTCCACTTTGGAAACCGTGTTATCTTCTGAGAATATCTGCATATCCTCAATCATTTTCATAAGCTCCGGCGTACTCACGTTTTGCACGGGCTCGCCGCTCGCGTTCCGAAACTCGCCGACTTGAAAATCCCTTCGATTGTCTTCGATGAAATCGGCGAATGATGCTTGATCGAATGAT